GAGACTGAAACAGCCGCTCAGTCAGAGGATATTCCAGAAGTTCCAGTAGAGAAGAAAACAAGAGCATCGAAAAAGAAAAGTGAGAGCGAGACTGAAACAGCCGCTCAGTCAGAGGATATTCCAGAGGATGTGAAAGCCGTTTTGAAATGCTATCCAGAAGAAGCAGAACTATATGTTTCCAAGTATGGCGGTACATTCCCGAAAGACTCTGAACCTTTTGTAAGGGGTAATGCTATTCTTTACAAAAATCCGTTCTACAAATCATAACAAAAGATAAATAATGGCTTTAGGTGGCGTATTTATGACCGACACCGATGGTAATATTGGAAAGGAGCTTTCCAACCTTACAGAAAAGGTTTGTGGTCTTGTATTTGACATTTCGGCTCAGAAAGACATTTGGACTAAGGGCGCAGGAGTTAAGCTCGCAGCTGCTTTGAAGGACACTGTTGTTGAGCTTAATTCAATTGAGGACGCTGAGACACTTGGTCTTGTCGCATATACAGGCGAGAATGACAGCGATTCCAATAGCAAGGACTTTCTCGCTGGCATCCCTTATTACCACATCAAGCACTTCTTCACGGCTTGCAATAACTCTGGTAGATTGTTTATCGCATTTGCTGATTGTTCAAATAATTGGAATGTGCTTGTAGACATGCAGAAGGCAGCGCATGGCGTTATCAATCAGTTTGGTGTATGGACTGAACAGCGTCTCTGGAAGCAGGCAGATCCTTCAGCAGACACATACAGCATCCAGATTGTAAGCGATTTGCAGTCAACAGCCAAGGAACTTGCTGACAAGTATAATGCACCTTGTGTAGTATTGCTCAATGCCAACACATCAAAGGTTGCAACATCCAGTGGCGATTCTACAAAGGTAGTGTTTAGTAAGATTCCTACCTGTATTGTAGATGCTCGCTATGTGAGTGTGCTGCTCGGACAAGGACTTGATACTGATGTTACCAAGATGCAGTGCGCCTTGGGTTCCACCACTCCAGTAGGCAATATTGGTGCAGCACTTGGCGAGCTTACACAGTGCAATGTCGGTGAGTGCATGGGTTGGGTTCAGAACCACGACCTCGTAGGTTACTTCCCTGACATCGAGTTTGGTTTCGGTGATTCAGAAGTTGAGAGTAACGCATTGAAGAACTCTACCAAGTATTCTTCGCTCAGTCAGACTCAACTTGACACGCTTGACAATCTTGGATATGTATTCTTGGTTCGTTATACAGGGCTTGAAGGACATGTTTACTTCTCTGGAGACCAAACTTGTTCAAGTGGCGACTATTGCACTATCGCTCGTAATCGTGTAATCAACAAATCAAGACGCTCTGTGCGTACAGCATTGCTTCCTTATGTGAACTCGCCTATCAAGGTAAATCGCAGTAACGGACAGCTTTCCGCAGCGCAGATTACTATATTCACCAATTTGATTTCTGACATCCTTACAGCGATGACAGATGCAGAAGAGATTTCTGGCATGGGTAAGATTACCATTCCAGCAACTCAGAACATCTTAAAGAACGACAAACTTGTCATTCAGTACACTATCGTTCCTCTTGGCTGTGCAAAGACCATTGAGGTTACTGAAGGACTTGTGTTATCCGCTTCTTAATGGCAACAATAGTAAATAATGTAGCCTATTCATGGGCACAGATAGAGCTTACTGCTCCAGCACTTACAGGATCAAGTGATGCCAACCCCACTATTTTGCAGGGTGTATCGGCAATCAAGTGGAACATTAAGCGCAATATGAAGACCAATTACGGTCTTGGTGGTGAACCTGTAAACCGTGGTTTTGGCAATCGTGAGTACACGGCATCTATTACTATGGACTACAACACCCAGGTTCAGCTACGAGCTTTACAGGGTTCTCTCATGGCACTTGGTGAGTTTGACCTCGTAGTGTCATTCGCCAATGAAATGGGAACAGACGATTGGACTGAGGAAACTGTAACACTGAAAGGATGCCTCTTCAATGAGGACGGAATGGAGGCAGAACAGGACGCAACCAACATTACAAAGGAGTTTGACTTGAATCCGTTTAAGATTATTTGCAGCACGAGCGCAAATACATAATGGTTGAATAAAGTTTAGATGAAAGGGGAAGGATAGCAAAATATCTTTCCCCTTTTTCAAACTATCCATTCTCAACCACCCTATTCCTATATAGAAATTCAAAACTTTAATTAAATCATTATGGCAAAAGTAGTAACAGAAATTTTTGACGAGAACGGCAATATCAGTGCGGAACTTCAGGCAGCGGTTGATAAGAAAGCCGCAGAAATCAAGGAAGAGCAGAAACTCAAAACAGTATTCCCTCTTGTGATTAAGGGTACGGAGGATGATGACAAGGATGTTTATATCGGCTATTTCCGTCAGCCTTCATTCAAGGCTTTCTCGAAGTATCTTACCGCTTCACAGAGCAACCAAGCACTCGCTATGCGCACGCTTGCCACAGACTGTTTCGTAGGAGGTGACAAGGAACTTGTTGACGATGATTCGCTCTTCTTGTTTGGCTTGATGGGGCAGCTTGGTCAGATCATCCAGATGCGCAATGGTACGCTCGTAAATTTATCAAAGCCTGGGAAGTAAAAGATGACGAATATTTGCGTCAGAAACTTATCTTTATAAGGCATTATTTCCCAGGAATCGACATAGAATCTCTAAGCGATGAGGATTTCGCAATCATAGCCAATGATGCGGAATGGCTTGACCAGCACCAAATAAAGGTTAATCAAGTAAAGACGCTTGGACTTCTTGCATAGGTTTTTGTTATCCCTACTTTCATTAATTTGAAGGTAGGGATTTTTCGTTGACAGTGACCTATATATTTCTGATAAACTCTATTCTTGTAAAAATAAATATGATATATAATGGCTCAGAATTATACAGTCAATTATGACATAAATGTATTGTCACAGGATGCGGTGACAGCCATCAATAGCTTTACACAGGCAACAAAGAAGCTTGACCAAGCTATGCGACCGTTCCGCAAACTCAATACATCTATCAGCAATTTACAGAACAATCTGACGAAACTTAATGCCAAGACATATACTGTCAAGTTGGAGACAAGTAAGGCGGTGAATAATGTAGATAAACTGATAGGCAGACTTCGCAGATTGAAGGCAGAAGCAAAAGGGGCTGGAATCAATTTAGGTTCCATTAATACTGCTGGCGGTGTGGCTGCTGGTGGTACGAGTAGCCGTAACACTGGAGGTAAGCGTGTTACTGCTGCCGCTGCTGGAAGAACAGCAGTTTCTAATAGCGTTATTGCTCGCAATATGCCGAAGAACTTAGGCTATAAACTCCTTGGCCCGACACCACTTGACACAGGCGGCATCATGGCTGTTGATATGCTTAAAGGTATGGGTATAGCATACGGCATTGCTGGAATTGGTTCGTTGATTAGTAACTCTGTAAAAGACTATACGGAGTATAACAATATTATGAAAACCGCAGAGAATATCCTTGGTGCGCATGACAAACGTGCTGACTTCAAGGAGCGGTTTGCTGCAATGGAAAAACAGGTGCGTAATGTTGGTGTACAGACCAAGTTTACAGCACCCCAGGTAGCTGATGCCTCCAAGTTCTTAGCTATGGCTGGTTTTGATGTAGACGCAATCAATAAGTCAATTGCGCCTATAGCTGATATTGCCCTTGTTGGTGATACAGACCTTGGTGAGACGGCAGATGTTGTGACCAATATTATGACAGGCTACAATATTTCTCCAGAAAAAGTACGCAAGGCAGCGGACATTATGACGATGACCTTCACCAAATCAAATACAACATTGATGGAGATTGCGGAAGCATATAAATATTCCGCTTCTTTGTTGTCGGCTGGTGATGTGCCGTTTGAGGAAGCTACTGCTGCTATGGGTATATTGGGCAATGCTGGTATTAAAGGCTCACAGGCTGGTACAACGATGCGTACCATCATGGCGAATATCGTTAATCCTACAAAGAAACAGGCAGCAGCATGGAAGCGCATTGGTGTAAGCCGTACAGACAAGAACGGCAATATGCGTGACGTTGTTGACATCTTTGAAGATTTGAACAAGAAGGATTTGTCGCTGTCTGATTATTACCAGATATTCCATAAAACAGCAGCGCAAGGTGCTGTGTCGTTGGCGAATGATGTTGAGGGTTGGAATGAGATAATAAAGGCAAACTTTATGTCTGAAGGTCTGGCGAAGCAATTGGCAGATGAAAAGAAGAATACCATACAAGGTTTGTGGGCGCAGCTTACTTCTATGTTTACAGAAGATGGTATTGAGGCGTTTGATGAGATACAGCAGCCGATAAAGAACTTTTTGCAAAGTATTACGAGCTGGTTAAAGACTGACGAAGCTAAGAATTTTATAAAGCAAGCAGCAAAAGACTTAATGGATTTTGCAAAAATGATTTATGACGTTACGAAACAGTTGTTGGCTTTCTATGAACAATTTAGACCTATCATTAAAGCTTTTGTAGAGTTTCAATTAAAGATGTGGCCTATATTGTCTTTGATGAGAGTATTCAAGGCTGCATTTTTAGGCGTTTCTGGTATTGTTAAGTTTTCTGGTCAGATATTTTTGTTGACAGGTAGGATTGTAGCTTTGGCTTCTGCAATTAAATCTGTTGGTATGTTGAATTTTGCCAAAAATATAGTCGGTGGTGGATTCGGCCTTAATCAATTTTGGGGAACAGCTTATAACACAGGGCGCTTTGGCGAAAAATTTGCAGCAGCAAGACCAGATGTACAAGAACGTTATTTAAGGATGTATGGTGGGGTTGCGCCAGTGCGAAGTCAAGGAGCATCTGTAAAAGGTGCGACAAGTGGCACAAGCGGAATACTTTTACCTGCTGTTGGCGGACTTGTTGGCGGACTCGCTGGTAATGAAATTGGAAAAGCTATTGGCGGTGAAGATTCACTTTGGGGAACAGTTGGAGCTGGTATTGGCGGTCTTGGCATGATGGCTGGTCTTATGGCTGGAGGCCCTATTGGTTGGGGTGCTGCTGGTGCTATTGCCGTTGGCGGTGCTATTGCCTATATGGTAAATTTGAATAATGCCGCTAATCAAGCGCATGAAGCTATTACAAAATGTCTTGGCTCGTTGACTGATGAGAATGGTATGCTAAGTGGGGATCATTATACCATTACAGAAAGGTATTTGAATTTAGTCAACAATAAAGAATTGAGCATCAATGACATTATTAAAGAAAGAATAAGGCTTCGTAATGAAGAATTAGGTCTATCAACAGGTAATAATAAAGACACAGCTAATTGGGATGGCAAGGTCTATGATGAATGGGCTGCAAAATTTAATGCAAGAGATACATGGTATGGCTCTGGTAATATGGCAGAAGATGCTATATCCGCAGTTAATCAGTTAGGATTAAATGCGCTGAAGATGACTGGCATTAATCATTTTAACCATCCAAATGGAAGAGCTTTTTACAATGTAACTGATGGAGACTATTATTGGGTTGATTTGCAAGGTCACACTAACCGTTTAAGAAATCCAGACGGTAGTAATGATCAAAAAGACGTGATGGCTGCAATGTCAGCTCTATATTTGGAAGGTGTAAATGGTGCGCAAGGGGCGATGGCAATACAGCAGATACAAAATAGTTTGTACGCTGCCATGATGCACGGCACACGACAAGACTTCGATAAAATTAAGAACGACTGGCAAAAGAATTATGGTACAATCACTGCATCGCAAAACACTTATCCGTATGCGTTTAGTTGGGGCATGGATGATTTGAAAACATGGTCAGCAGCAGATAAAGTAAACACCTATGCTTATCAGCAAGGCTTATATGACCGTATGAATGGTTTGTATGGTGCAAATGCTGATGTATGGAAGAATGTTGATGCTTATTTTAATGCCATTGACAATAAGACATTGACAGAAGATATAGTAGTTAAATTTATTTCATCTGTCAATGCAGAGCTTGGTGCATGGCTTGCTGGATATACGGATAAAACAGCTACAGATTGGGCAAAGGCATTGGGCTTTGATAATGGAAAGTGGCAGACTACAACACAGGCAGAACAAGCGAAAGAAAAGTTAGAGAGCTTAATAAAAGTTATTGATGCTCTTGGGCTTCCAGCGCAGGATGCAGCCTCAAATTTGTTGTCATTAGCGACTCAGTTGAATACTTTTGCTGGAGGTTTTGTTTTTAATGCTAATAATGGGCATCCAAATTACGATGCAGCAAATAATGGAGCTAAGAAAACAGTAAATGGCGTTACATACCAATATAATGCTTCTACAGGTATGTGGAATCCTATAAGTGGTTCTGGGTGGAGTGTAATGCTGCCAATGGATAATAACACCATGCAAGGCACTCTTAGAAATCAAAAGAAAACTGGAAATCAGAATGGCGGTCGCAATGGTCGTGCTGGCAATGGTTCAATCACTCCAGCTGCTCACAATACTAAAGGCGCAAGCCAAGCTGACTATAAGCAGCATTATAACAATCAGACGGCAGCACCTAAACAGGTTATTGTAAAGATAGAGAATCTGATGAATGTGAAGTCGATAGATTTGAGCAAGAAGGATAATCGAGAAGTAATTGATAACGTCAAGTCGCAGCTTACACAGGCATTGGTTGACGTGGTACATGATTTTGATGAAACTTGGCACGGATAAGGAATGTCGAATAGTATATGGGGTAATATTAAGTTAAACACTGGTAAGGCTGTTACCAATGCAGCTTCCAGCGTTTCTTGGGTATATACGCACACCCCAGAAAGAGCAATAATATATAGGAATAATCGTGCGTATAAGTCAGTGCTTGTTCATGTGGCAAAGCAATTGGCGATGTCTACCATTGAGGGACAAATCAATAAGCTGTTTCCGAAATATCAGAGGTATTTGGAGAAAACTTTGCGAAAGACGGTGTTGAAGCAACAACAGAATAATCAGATACAGCTTATCAAAAATCGTGAAACCCAAATGAAAGGATGGGGGCAAATCACGGCAGAAGGTGGCCATACTATTATCGCAAAGGATAAGTATGGCAATAGAGTTCAAGAATCATTGATACTGTATTACGATGGCGAGACTTCTGTACAGGTCTCTGATGTAAAGGAAGTTGGCGGAAGACAAATAACAGATTCATACGCTACGAAGACAGTATGCTTCATTGACTTAAATCCAGATGTAGCTATTCAAAGTTCCAAGAATATCGTTATGACCACTGTGCAAGGTCGTGACTATACTCGTAAGGAGTTGGTGTCTGGAGGAGACTTGAATTTTACTGTAACTGGAGAGATTGTCAGTAATGAGGAAGGAGTTTATCCAGAGAATGATGTAAAGAAGTTTATTCAGATAATGCAGTATGGTGGTGTTGTAAATGTCAACCACTTCCAGTTCAAGCAGTTCAATGTAGACAAAATCATTATCAAGGACTTTAATATGCAAAATCAAGAGTTCAAGAATATCCAGCCATACACATTTACTTGTGTCGCTGTTGAGCCAGATGAAGATGTAGTTGTAAAGTCTGATACCATTGCCGTCATAAACAAAGAGATAGAAGTTAGTCCGATGAGCAAGTGGTATAAATTGATTTTGAACAACAAGTATACAGAGATTGTTGCAAATGCGGCAGCTTCAGCAGCAAGCTCTTCTATTAACGCAGGAGTTAGTGCTGCTGGCGATAAACTTGATGACCTTGTAGGTAAGATATAATGGCAGAAATAACAAAGAAACCAGGCTTTCATATCCTTATTTGCCTCATTGAGGTGTGGGATATGAAAGACCCGAAGAAGCCAATGGCAGAACCAGACAGTCCATTGCGCATAGCTGAAGTGGAAAGCATCCAGATAGATGATTCATATAGAAAGCTTATTGGTACAGCATCTGTCAAGTTTCCTCGTGGTACAATCATCAAAAAGACTATTACAACAATAGACGAGGAAGAAAACGCCAATAAAGTGTCGGCTTCCATTGATGACGCTGGAGTATTGATTACCACCAGAACAGATTCTAAGGTTGCGTCAGTTGCGGATTTTAAGGTTGGTCAAAGAATACGTATTTATTTGGGCTACACAGAAAATCCGAAGATTGCTGCATTGACGAAATTGGATTCTAATAAGAAATCAATATTTAATGATAGCGATAAACTGGCTAATTATAAGAAAGCATTAAAGGTAATGTTTGAAGGTTACATTACAAAATGCAGTATCGACACGCCTATTGAGATACAATGTGAAAATCTTGCCAGTGGATTAAAGAAAAAAACTTGTCCGAAAGTTACAGCAAAGAAAAATATGACAGTCAACGATTTCCTTGCAGACAATGGTAAGTATAAATTGCTAAAAGATACAGGTTTGTCACTGCATCCAGACACAAAATCCTGTGAAATAAATATCGGTAAAGTGAATTTGACAACAGACTTGACAGTAGCTGATGTGTTGACAGAATGGGGTAAATATAAGGTATTCGCTTTCATCAAGTATAATGGAGATAAGCCATACATAGCAGTCGGACGTTCATATTTCTCTAATCCAGGAAAAGATTCAGTGCTGAACTTTAGCGATAACAAAACAGATATTCCAGAAATCCTTTTTGATTATCATGTCGCTAATAACGGCTTGACTTTGATGAGTACGGACAAGGATTTCTTGGCTGTTGAGGCTACAGGACTGGATAAGGATGACAAGTTCTATCATATCACCATTCGTAAGAATCCAGACTACGATTCAAGCAAGAAAGGCTCAAAGAAATGGCAAGTGATGAACGAAACAAAGCTGTCGAAGAAAGCCATGAAGTTAGGGGCAACACCGCTAACGAAGTCTAAGGATAGAGTTGATTTGAGCAAATATACTGTTATACCATATATGTCACGCAAAATAGGCATTACAAAAGAAGCCTTGCTGCAAGAAGCAATCAAGTATTTTGAGAGCTACAATATGAATGGCATAGAAGGACAACTTACACTGTTCGGAGACTTGAATTTGAAAACAGCTCAAAAAGTACAGCTTACAGACAAACGCCATCCAGCTAAGAACGGCTATTATTTAATAGATGAAATTTCGACAACTTTTAGCACAAGCGGTTATCGTCAGACTATAAAGTTGCCATATTGTATATCAAAGATAAAGTCAGAAGATAAGAATGACAAGAAAACTACATAGTGATTTGAGCCAGAATCAGACCATCCGTGAGGCTATCCGAAAGATAGCCTTGCGTGGTTTGGTAGACCCAAGCACAAATACCGTTCACGACACAGGCAGAATCACAGGATATGTCTGTAAGATACATTCTGATGAGAGTGATGAGCTGTTTGGTACTGTAGACGTTCAAGAATACCCTACTATGGCATTTGAGTCCACTGATGACACTCCAGTTGGCTTGCATGAAGGAGTATTGCTTAGTGCCATGCAGAACAATATGAACGGCATGGTCATTATACCGAAGCTATATTCTGAAGTTACAATCGTTACAGACCCAGAATCGCATACAGAATACGTCTCCATGTTCTCCCATGTTGACATCATCCAGCTTGATTCTCACGACACTATAACAGTAGGCGTTAAAGAGCGTGAGCCATTTAACGAAAGCGATGAAGAATCTCCAGATGTAAATGAACTGGAAGAGACAGGTGTATTCTCACAGACCACATACAAGAAAAACTCCATTGTTAATCAAGTGCAGGATGAAGACGATAAAAATAAGTCCTCTTTGTCTATGGATGGCAACCAGATAAACGCATCTGTTGGCGATGGCGAGAGCGAAGTCTTGTTAAACCATGATAAGGTAAGAGCCAAGCATGACAAGGCAGAGCTTGAATTGAATGGCAGCGAGAGTACCGTGAAATATGGCAGCTCAAAGGTGAAAGTTGAGGATGGAACGGTCTACTTGGGCAGTGACAGTGGGGTTGATGATGCCGTGCTTGGTGGTGAACTCGCAGATATACTGATGGATATTGTCGGCTATATCAGCCAGATAAAGACTACTACCCAGCTTGGCCCACAGCCACCTTTGAATATGGCGCAGTTTATCGCTTTGAAATCTAAGATAAGTTCATTCAAGTCTTCGCATAGCGGATTCTTGACAAAGAAAGTACAGGTACAGAAATAATGGCAGAAGCAAAGTTAAATTTCAACGAGGACAGCTTGGATAAAAAATCCAGTTTGTACGACCTGTATAGCCGTTTCTATCAAGGAATGACTGAAGCTAATAAAGTTGATGCTCCAGACTATTCCACTAATCCACCATTGAATGAAGACGGCTCTATCAACAATGAGAAAATAGCTGAAGGACTTGCTGAATATTCCAATATACTGATGAAAAATTCTGCTTATATGATGGCAAATGCTATTATTTCTTCGGTAAGCAGTGGCGGTTCAGGAGGTAGCAGTGGCGGAGAAGGACTTGGCTATATATCTCGTTCTGGAGATTCCATGACAGGTATGTTAGGAGCATTGTACGGCTTCCAGGCTGGATATGACAATAAGATGATATTCGATACGACTATAGATGCAAGCGACAAGAAAGTTGCTCATGTCTATGGCAATTTTATTGTTGATGAGAGTGCAACGGTAAGAGGAAAGTTATCACTATCTGATAATGGTTTGTATTTTGGAGATAATCAGACAATATGGATTGCCGACAATAAACTCAACTTTGCATATCAAGATATACAATTTGCTGGAGAAATTAGTATTGACGGTTCATTGTCTATTGGCAACTTCAAAGTAACTCAAAATGGCGTGACATTTGGTGACTATGAGTTCTATCATAGCGGAAACTGTAACAATAAAGATACCAATTGGGCAATGAAAGATGCCCATGTGTATGGCGACTTGACCGTTGACGGCTCATATAGCCTATCTGGAAAACTCTCCTCTTTGTATGGTTTTGAGTTGGGCGAGTATGGCAATAAGATGTTGTATTCAGTTCAAGATGATGCTGACAACAGGCTCGCCCATATCGCATTAGCTTCAGACCTTGTTATTTCACCAACATACGGTATCAAGTTCGGTAGCTCATACGTTATCAAAGTCAGAGGCGGCGAAGACAGCAATATCATATCCATTGCAGCCCCAGGAAAGGTAATGAACCTTGGCGATAGCGATGGCGAAACCAAGACTACACGCATATCACTTCAGACAGAAATTTGGGATTATAATAGTGCCTATCGTATTGTTAGTCAATATGGAGACGGTCATTTTAGAAACTCTCTGGAGGCAGGATGCAGTTCATCTGGAGATACCGTGTTACGCACATATCATAATTCAGATAAAGAATGTGGCGTTGCTTTCTATAAGAAGATACGTTTGGGCAAGTTAGATACAGCACCAAATATGTATACTGATGATACCAATACAATATTGTATTGGTCATTGCCATATATAAGAGTTGTTGACGATAACAATAAAACAGAGCATATCCCATTCAGTTTCAAGTATATCCAGACAGAATCTCTATTCAAAAATCAGAGTTCTGAGTGGTCTGCAACATTGGAGTTAAGTACAGAAGCTGAGTTCTTTAGGCTTGGCAAGCCTGTAGAATCAACCGCTTTCTCAATTTCCAGCGAGAAATACAAAACACGGCTTGCTGAGAACGTGTTATATTTTGCTGATGCTGTATATTTGGAAGGTGTTGTTGATGGCTTGAAGCATCAAGGTAACTCTTACTATATAGGTACGCTCAGTTCACAACGATTTGCCAGCGGTTTTGCAGGATATGGATGGGCAATAGCAAACAGCCAATTATATGGAGGTTATGCGGCAACATTTGATGAATTGACAGTGCGTAAGAAAATGCACATATATGAGCTGGAAGTCCAGAAAATATCAGTTACAAACGGCTCTCTATGGGTTAGTGATGCTTGCTCTGGGGATATTGTAGAAGAAGTTTTGTAAATGGCTTTATTCAATTATAAAAAATATAAGGTGTCGCTGCGCCATGATTCCAAGAAAATACAAGGATTAAAGACTGGTGATATAGTAAGGCGGCAATATTTTGACGGCAAGAATCTGATATATTCGCTGATGTGCGTATTATCATACGGTACAGAAGAAGTCGTTGACGATGAAACACAAGAGATAGTAGAGCGAAACTATTTTATAGGAGCTTTACTGGAAGGCGATGCGCCATCCAGTGACCAGATATTAGACTTTGCCAGAATAACTAATCTGTTTGATGTCGAGCGATCTGGTGCGCTATATCTTACGGCTTCAGATGTCGCTTCACCTTATATGGATGTTATAGATGGCATCGGAAAGAACAAGAGTTTGTGTTGGCCAGAAGATGTAAGCACAGAATATGAAGATTCCAAATCACAATATGTAGGTATTAACAAGCCTAAAGCTTTTTATGAATATGGAGGCTCAGAACAAGATAATAGCCGTATTCTTAGGATGGGCGTGTCTGTTGCTGACAATAATGTAACTGTCGGCATATCCCAGGACTTTTATGAATATGTAGTCAATCCAAATCGTGTCGTAATATCGTATAAGATAAAGGGAAGCAGTGAGCAGACATGGAAAGCGTCTTTGGGTTATACCAATGGCGAACACATGGATGCAGAATTTGACGTGCCAGTGACAACAGAATGGCAGTATAAACTCCATGTCGTAACAATAGATTGGTCTGGAAGACATTTGCGAACATTCAAGTTCCAGCGTAATTGCGACTACTATGACAATGTGGAGATAGCTGACTTTAATATCATTTTGCTCTCCAGTTTGACCAATTTTGATGATGCGAGTCAGATAAGAGTTGGTAAACTTGATGGCTTGATAGATCCTGTGTTTGGTCAGCTTGATAGTTATGGTGGCTACTTTCAGAAACTGTTTGCATCTGGTTCGGCACATGTTTCTGGTACGCTGACAGCTGGAGACGAGAATGGTTTTGCTTCAACTTTTTATGCTGGTAAGATACATCGCAACGCTTTTCTTAACTCGTTAGATGTCAATTTCGCTTCATCTATAGAGATAGCAACAGACCTTCCTGCACCGTGTGGAGTAGGCAAAGTATATGCTTTCTCTGATGAAGTAGAAATGCAAGCCCAAGAAGCAACCTGGCTTACAGAGCATGTAGGCAAAGTGTATTGTCTGTCGTTCTGGATGTACGCCAAGGAAGCCTGTCAAGTGTCTGTGTTGCAGAATGGCCACATAATAGGTACGATGCGTTTTAATGCTGCTCAATGCTTGGCTTGGGAACGGAAAAACGTTGTGTTTGAACTTTATGAAGGGGTGGACGAGAATACCCCTTTACTTATAACGCTTGCTCCAACATTTAGCGGTAAGGAAAATGAATCGGACGAGGAAATCGTTTATCTGTCAGCACCGCAACTGGAGGAAGGTAAATCAGTCACGCAATACCAGCCAACAGACGAGATAGTAAAATTCAGTGAAGACTATGGCGCATGGTTTAGTCGAGGCGGTATAGGTGGCACAATTCAGAACCCATTACTCCAGTTGAATTTTGATGGAGCTGGAAGCATCGGCACACGCACAAAATCATTTTTACTAAGGGTTGATGGCTCTGGCTATCTCGCAAATATGAATATTGAGTGGGATAGTAGCGGAAAAGTCACCTTTGGCGAAAATGTTACATTGAATTGGTCGAACTTAGATTCTACTGTGCGAAAGGAAATATCCAGCAAGTCAATCAAAATCAATGGAGCAGATACCTTTACGATGATGGGTGACGAATCCTCTTCTGCTACAGAGTTTTACCCAAAGACGATAACTCTTAATATAGAAGAAGAGAATATCACATCAACATCCAGCCAACGTCAATGGTTCTATTTGAATAATAATGAATGGACTAAGATAAAATCCGCAAATGCCAAGCAATATATCGTTTATCCAGATTCTGCTATGTGGAATGACGGCAGTGTGTTGACGCTGAAATGTATGGTAACAATAGGCGCAAACACATATAGCGACACGTTTACTATTAGAAAGCAGCATATTGTAGGATATACGGTGGAAGTTACATCCAATCAAGGTAAGTCATTCAAGAATGGAAGTTGCTCGACAATTCTTCATGCTGATGTTTATTACCAAGGAAAGCTTGTTGACCCAGACTTTGTGAAAGATAATTTTACGTTTGTTTGGAAGAAGTTCCATCTGCCAGATGTCAGCAATGAAGTAAATGGCTGGTGGAATGAGCAACAAGATGCTAACGGCAATGTGATACAAGAAGCGATTGATAGGACACAGCAAGAAATCACGTTAGGATATAAGATAACAGGTAGCGACCTGTTTATATGCGAGTTACAGAATGGCAGCTCCGTATTCCCATATACATTCCCTGTTATTCTTGCTTAGTATTTTATATCTCCATCCAGTATTTTGCTGGGTGGGGATAAAATAATTGAGATTTTCTACCCTTTGCCAGAGGTAGAAAACACTATTCATCTATACAAATGAATTACAAATCTCAATAAATTTTATGGCAACAGACATTTCAAAACTGCTTAACAAGCAGCCGAACTCCAGTCAGCAAGCCGCAACAGAGACAATTCCAGCTAATGAGAAGGTGACTTCTGATGAATGGAACGCCTTAGTTACGGCAGTACAGGAGAATCAAGCGAGCGTTAAGGTGGTAAAGATGGGAACTAACGAGTACAAGCCTGAGAACGGTGTTGTGACCTTGCCTTATACAGCCGAAGGTTCGGAAGTCAGTTTGAAGACAACCGATGACTTGAAATCTTTGGTAAGTATTACTGGCAAGGCTGTATTGCACCTTTTGTTCACAAGTACCTCTGCTGGCTATGACACTGGCAACAGCGGTGTGCTTTACATCCAGACATACGCCAACGGTCAGTGGGCTACGCAAGGCACTATGGCGATAGCTTCCAAGAACGCCACTGCAAATTATGATGAAATTGACATTACAAGCTATCTGTCAACAGGTAGTAACCGTGTTCGTGTGTATGTGTTCGATGAAGGATTCGGCACACAGTCCAACCCGATAATCTTTGAATCTATTGTACTTACCTCGCTGCAAGTAGAGTTGGCTTCAGAGTATTACAGGCCAGTTACCACGAATTATCTCCAGCCATCATATTATATTTACGGTGCTGGAGTATCTAAGACGCTGCATCTGAAAGTAAGTGGAAAGACAACTGCTGGCAAGGATGGATATTTGGAATTGGAGTATAAGATAGGCACAAATACCTACACTACCTCATCCTATACTGTATCACCAATTGCAGACACAAGTACAGAACCTGTTAAGATAATCAATCATGGTGTGCATACAGTAGAGGCATGGGTAACTTGTGTAGATGGTTCTGGAAATGAATTGGAATCTTCGCATATTGTCAACTCGTTTATGATTGTAACAGACGCATTTGATACGACACCTTATTTGCTTATCCAGAACCTCCGTAAGGATGTCGTGAACTATGAGCAAATAGTATTGTTTGACTATGCCGTTTACAATCCAAGCGGTGAGACAATGGATATTGCTGTTTCTTTGGGCGATTATGACGGCAAGACAGAATACTTGCGCTTAGGGAGTGAAGTTATGCCTAATACAGCCAACTCTATTGACACAACAGTAGAAGTGGAGAATGACTCTGACGATACGATATACACATATTTGCATGTTTATCGTATTGTTGGCGGCAAAGAGTATAATTTTATGAAGGAGTCAACTGGAAATGAGTCGGAAATCATTGAAGTTGACAATACCGAGAAGTTCAACCCTACAAGCGGTGCTGATTTCTTTTTGAATCCTAAGATACGCAATAACAGTGAAGCAAATCCTGCTCGTATTCTCAATGCAGCAAAGGACAATCAAGAGATAACAGGCGCAAAATTTGAGAACTTTGGGTTTGTCAATGACGGATGGTTGAAAGCAGAAGACAATCAAAGCGTATTGCGCATACTTGCTGGGCAGCATCTGACAATACCATACGAGCCGTGGGAAGAGTTTAAGACTAACTCTGCTACCAGCATGACATTGGAGTTTGATTTTAAGGTGCGTAATATCACTAATGAGACAGACCCAATTCTGCAAGTATGCTCGATAGTACAGGCAACAGGCAAGCCACTTGGTTTGTATATGCGTCCGCTTGACGGTTTTATTAATACAGTCACTAAGACAACAGAAGCAGACCAGAATTTTGCCTGGATGGAGAATAAGCGTACTCACATTGCTATAAATGTTGTCCATTCCCTTCGTTCTTCAGCTACAAGCAGCACGACTATATCACTTGTCCGTGTATTCGTGAATGGCGTATTGAACCGTGAATTTGTCTTTGATACAGCTACACCAAATGAGTTTATTGGTTCGGCAGGACATGGCGGCATCCGTATCGGTCAGTCAGATGCAGATATAGATATATATTCAATTCGTTGTTATAAAAAGGCTTTATCGGCAGATGACTGTATGCAAGACTATATGAGTACACTGCCGACATCTGAAGCCAAGTTGAAGTTTCGCAACGCCAACGCTATTGTGTTGAATGGCGAGATAAACTATGCACTTGCTAAAGAAAAGTACAATGTGCTTGTATGGCACGGCTATGAGCCGAGGAGACACCAAAAAGACAATCAGACTGGTTGGCTGGAGATTTCATTATTGAAAGCCGATGGTTCTCCAGACAATGATCACAGTGGAACTATCGGTAAAAAATATGGCAAAGTCCCTGATAAGGGGCAAGGTTCTACTGCCAAGACATATTATTGGTGGAACCAGCAATGGGACATCAATAAGATGAAAGACGATACAGGTGCAACCATTAAGGATGATGGCTGGATTGACGGTAATGGTGTAGAAAGAGGGAATGTGTATCAGCTTACAGATGATGTTCCAGCAGGAACAAAGATGGTGTTGAAGATAAACTACGCTTCTTCTATGCAAAGCCATAAGCAAGGCGCAACAGAGCTTTATAATATTTTGCACACAAAACTTGCGGGTCAGAACTCCATGCAGAAAGCAAATCCAAAGGCTCGTGTAGCGGTATTGGAGCGTCCTGTGCTGTATTTTATTCAAACACCAGATGATAGCGAGCCTGTATTTCACGGACTTGGTACATTCGGGCCTGGAAAGATGGACAAAAAGACATGGGGATATGATGCAAATAAATTCCCAGACTTTGCCATGATGGAAGGTTCTGACAATAACAAGCCTCTGACAGATATGCGTGTACCTTGGGACAGTAAGGTATCGTACAATCCAGATGAGGAATACTTTGAGTATAATGGTGATGGGAATATTGACTTTGATTGTGGCGTTGCGTATGAGGAATCAGATGATGAAGGTCATGTAGCAGGCCAGCCATCTGACACTATCGTTGAGTATTATGCTACAGCTTGGAATTGGCTTTTTATGCACAATCCGAGAATCAAGGCATACACAGACGGCAACTTTACCACCTTCCAGGATGATACAACAGTCGATACCTCGTATCAGTATTGGATGACGCAAGCTGGAGGCGGTGCATCTATGTATGATGTGGTTCGCTATGACTTTGTTGATAAGAAATGGGTTCCAGCAGGATTGACAGATTCATCTAACCCAAGTGGTTACGCTACCAAGAACTTAAAGACACTCTACGGTTCAAAAATTGGTAGTATTCCTGCTGGCGCATGGGATGAGTTGAATACAGCTTTTATCTCAGCAATCGTGGCGGAAGCAAAAGCAGAGATTGGCGATTATTTTAACAAGAACTCGCTGCTATTCCATTATGCTTTTGTCAATCACTTGATAGCTGGAACAGATAACTGCTCAAAGAATACATATTATGCGCTTGATCCAATTACGCATCTTATCGAATTGCATCAAGATGACCTTGACACCATATTCAAGACGGATAACTCTGGCTACCAGATTAAGCCATACTATATAGACCGTTTACATCCGTATTCTGATGAAGGTGAATTACTTTATACAGAGGGCGGTGGCAATGTGTTGTTCAATTTGATAGAGTTGATGTGGGAAGGTGGAAGCAATGAGTTGGCAAGTATGATGAACTCTATACTTAACGAAATGGCCAATCTCATTACAGCCGAAGACCAGCAAAAAGGTATCGAAAAGTCTGCTTGGGGGTGTTTCCAGAAGTATTTCTTCTCAATACAAGAATATTTCCCAGCTGTAGCTTTCAATGAGACAGCTCGTATACGTTATGAATATCCAGAAATGCTTGGTTATGTTAGTGATCGTAATGTAAAACCAATTTCACAGTCTTTGGGAGACCAACTGGAGGCAGAAAAGCAGTATATGAAGCGTAGGCTTGTATATGCTTCTTCGTATGCAGCGTATGGTGAATTTGAGTTGAATGGTAGTAATGGATTCGGTTTCAACACCTATCCAAGAATTGATGGCTCATCACCAACAGCAGTGCTGGATATAGTTCCTCACCAGTATCTTTACCCGACAGCTCGTGTAGGTCAGACATTGCGTAACCCTCATGTCAGAGTAAAGCCATTTGAGACCTACCATTTTGTGATAGACAATAGCGGTAACTTAGGTGATACAGTGTGTGGATTAAAAGGTGGTAATTATTATCGTTCATTCGGTAATATCGGTGATTTGTCTGTAAAGCCAACTAACGATTTTACGTTGAATGGGGACAGATTGGTTGAGATTGTGGCAAATCCGACTGGTGATCCAGAGTTCCGTCCTACAAAGTTGAATGTTAGTACGCCGCTGGTGAAGACTATATCGTTAAAAGGTGAAAGTCAACTCGGTGGCCAGCTTGATTTGTCTATATGTACCAGATTGGAGAGTTTGGATATTCGTGATACCAAGATAACGAGTGTGAAATTTCCAGCTTCTGAATTACTTACGACAGTACAATTAGGTGGCTATATAACAGCGTTGGAAATTAACAATCTGCCAAAGCTCAATAATTTGACATTGGAAGCGTATAGCTATTTGACTTCGTTTATCATAGGCGAGAATGTCGGTCAACTTGACTTATATCAGACGATAGCAGAACTGTATGATGCCAAGCATGATGAGACAGACCAATCCAGAATGTTGTCAGCTTTGACTGTAAAAAACGTAAACTGGAAAGATGTGACTGTAGACCTGTTGAAATGGCTACTGACTATTGACAATTTGAAAATCACTGGAAGTATAACGCTTGCTGCAAATGAGTATATGACATTTGATTTGAAGAAGCAGCTGATGGAACGCTTTGGTGATATAGATTCACAGAGTAATTCGCTGTTTATTTCATACGTCCAGCGTACAATAAGCAGCGTACAGATTGCTGGTGACAATACGTTCAGAGAAGCAGGAAGTAGACAGTTTACGCTGATACCGAATAGCCCAAACGCCAACAATTTCAAAAGCATCAAGTGGTCGCTTACAACATCGGCATACGCTTCAGTTGACGAGAATACTGGGGTTGTTACTTGTAATAAGATTTCGACTACAGCGTTGACAGTTACACTGAAATGTACCATAGTGACTACAGACCGAACAATGGAAACAACATTCCCATTGTATCTGTATGATCGTCCAGCGGAACTTGGTGATTATGTGTATTCAGACGGAACATATAGCGATATGTTGAACCCTTTGAAAACAGTCATTGGTATCTGTTTCTACATTGGGTCAGAAGACAATAGTGACGGAACTCCAGACCGAAGGATGGTTGCCTTGAAAGATATGGAATGTTTGAATGGCGCAACATCATGTCCTTGGGGATTGTTTGGATATACTGGTAATACAGATCCTACATTTATGGAGAATTATGTGATAGAAGGCATTAAGATTGATGGTATAAATGATGCGTATAATGTTGCTGGCATTACAGATTTTGGAAGCTCTGGATTAGAGCCACGTTCTGATAATAATTCTGTATTGTATATTGGAGACAATAACTATCGTGATGAAGAGACTGGCGATAAGTATGGCTTCAAGACAGGATTTGCTGCAAATACTGGAGCTGGAGACCTCCAGTTGGTTAAACCGACAGAAGAGCAAAAGAGTATGATCGGAGCTGGGCATACTGGAAACAGAAAGATTCCAAGTGGTCAGCAGCATACATTGGCAATCATACAGCATCGCAATCAGATATTGGATGCTATATCCTATCCAATACCATCCGCACAGTATGCGAATGGAAAGGCAACACAAACAGAGATTGAAAATGTCCGTGATTGCATTGAGAAGATTATTGCTAATATGAGTGCATCGAAATACCAGCAATATTATTATCCAGCAGCTTCATACTGCTATGCGTATGAGCCGAAAGTATTGTTGGATGGTGAAGAGCTTGCCGATAGATTTAAGGCGCATAACTGGTATTTGCCTTCTTCTGGTGAGCTTGCGAGATTATATTGGTACTATCAACGAGGTAAGGATGATGATTTGAACATCTTTAAGGCAGCTTTAGCTTCTGGCAAGATGACCAATTTTACGTCCTCTAATCGCTGGAGTAGTTCCGAGAGCTACAGTTGGAACGCATGGAACGTCAACTTCGGTAATGGTAACTTCAACAACAACGGCAAGTCCAGCGGCAACGTTGTGAGGGCAGTCTCCGCATTTTAGAGAAATTTAACCCCGAATCTTACATTCGGGGTTAAATTTCTTACTTGTCTGAAAACTTTTTATAATCAAAGCCCTATTCGTAAGTAAATGTATAATTTAAGTCAGATATAGACGTGTATTAAATACTGGATAATATGAAAGCAGCGCAATCATCTATATATCGTTCCATTGAAAATGTGATGATATGGTTTATACCTGTGTCAGCACGAGTTCCTAAAATAATTGCACTCCGTTGTTTGGCGGAAGAATGTACTCACAATATCAGTGATGCACTCACTTCTGTGGCGTTGGGATTGCAATCGGAAAACTGGAATGATGTTAGAGATTGCATTGACATGGTATTGCTACACATGACCAAAGTGAAAACAGCGGTGAAGATACTCAAAGAGTATTCTGATAGAAGTGCTACAATCCATGTCCTCAATGATCGCCAATTATCTACTTTTTCATTAGCTATGAACAAGATAATGACAGAATTAGGTAAGTGGAGGAAGAAAGTAGAAACACGCATTGGCCCTGTTGACATTCACGAATGAAGACAAGTGGTATATTTTTGTTAAATGGGCGCACTACTGGGGTAGATACCTTAGTTAAGAACAAGACAATGTGCGCAGCACAGTCCTCTAATCGCTGGAGTAGTTCCGAGAACAACAGTTGGAACGCATGGAACGTCAACTTCGGTAATGGTAACTTCAACAACAACAACAAGTACAACAGCAACGTTGTGAGGGCAGTCTCCGCAACTGATAAAGATATACAGAGTTGGTTGGTAGCTTTCTACGATTGTTGCAGATGCAAGAAAACCAGTATACAATGCACTCTATATCGACTTAATTTTGAAGAAGACTTGCCATTACTCGCAACAGAAGTTAAAGAACGTGCTTACCAGCCTACGGTAAGCATTTGTTTTTGTGTAACTAGACCTAAGTTGCGAGAAGTATTTGCTGCAAATTTCCGAGACCGTATTGTACAGCATTGGGTTTGTTTGAGATTGGAACCGTTGTTTGAGGAACGCTTCCAGTCTCAAAACAATGTGTCGTATAATTGTCGCAAGAATTTTGGTACACAAAAAGCAGTGCAAAGACTCGCTGCTCAGATGTACAATGTAAGTGGCGGTTATAGGTATAAAGCGTATGTTGGTCGTTTT